GTGCTCAACCCTGCCAATGGCCGCACGGAGCCGGTGGAGAAAGTGACGGCCTCCGGCCTACCCTGCCGCATTTCCCACCAGACCGTCAAGAGCACCGAACCCACCGAGGAGGCGGCCCTGGTGGCCCAGACGGTGACGCTCTACATTGACCCGTCCGTGGACATCCCGGAGGGCTCTAAAATCACGGTGACCCAGAACGGCGTCACCCGTGACTATGAGCGGAGCGGCAAACCTGCCGTTTACACCTGCCACCAGGAGGTCCCCCTGGAGCTGTTCAAGGAGTGGGCCTAATGCGGTGGGGCGATGTCGATTACAAGCAGCTCCAAAAGCTACGGGATAACCTGCAAAAGCTCCAGGACATGGACCTGGACAAATTCTGTGAGGATGTGTCCAAAGAGCTGGCCGCCCGGCTGCTGGCCCTGGTCATCCCCCGCACCCCGGTGGGGCAATACTCCCGGAGCAGCGGGAAAAAGGGCGGCACCCTGCGCCGGGGCTGGACCGCCCGGACCGAGCAGGAGGCGGCGGGCGGCGGGAAAGTAGACCCCGCCGCCTACGCCAATGCTCTGCCAGTTTTCAAGAGGGGGCGGACCTTTTACATCGAGGTCATCAACCCTGTCCACTACGCCAGCTATGTGGAGTTTGGACACCGCACCCGTGGCGGAGGCGGCTGGGTGGCCGGGCAGTATTTCCTTACCCTGTCTGAAAAGGACCTTGAGCGGGTGGCCCCCGCCGTCATTGAGAAAAAGCTGGAGGCGCTGCTGCGGGAGGCTTTCAATGTCTGAAATCAGTTTTAAGAGCATCTATGACGGCGTGAGCCTTGCGCTGCACGCCGCTTTTCCTGCTGTGCAGGTACACGGCGGGAATGTCAAGCAGGGCCTCAACCCTGGGGACCTCAATGTGGTCATGCCCTCCGCCGGGCAGAGCAAGCAGGTGGGAGAGCGGTTTCTCCGCACCCCCACCCTGGATGTCATCTACTACCCCAAGGTGGGGGTGGCGGAGTGCTGCGAGGTGGCAGATCAGCTCACCATGCTCCTGCGGGACATCACCACCCCGGAGGGGGACCTCATCCATTGCACCAACTGCGAATGGACCATTGAGGAGGGCGTCCTGCATGTGCTGGTGAGCTATGACCACCACGCCTACATCCCCCAGGAGCCGGTCCTCATGGAAACCCTTGATATTGAAATGGAGGGATAAACATGGCGCAAGCCAAGACCACGAACAGCGAAAAGGCCACCGGGGCCGCTACTTACAAAAAGGAGCAGCTTGTGGCCTCCAAGCGATATGCCAACCGGCGGGACCTCATCCGGGCTCTGCTGGAGGACGGCAAGGCCTACACCTTGAATGAGGTGGACGGGCTGATTGAGAAGTACATGAAAGGAAAGGTGAACTAATATGGCGCTGGGCGGCGGCACCTGGCAGGTCCAAAACAAGGTCCTGCCCGGTTACTATGTCAATTTTTCCAGTGTGCCCAGGGCGTCTGCGGCCCTCTCTGACAGAGGCTTTGCGGCAGCGCCTTTTGAGCTGAGCTGGGGCCCGGAGGGTGAGGTTTTCGCCGTCACCTCCGGGGAGTTTCAGAAGAACAGCAAAACCATTTTCGGCTATGCCTACGACCACCCCAAGATGCTCCCCCTGCGGGAGATTTTCACCCACGCCACCACCGTCTACTGCTACCGCCTGGGCTCCGGGGCCGTCAAGGCCTCCAACACCCTGGCCACGGCTAAGTATGGCGGCGTGAGAGGCAACGACATCACCATTGTGGTGGCCGCCAATGTGGATGAGCCGGACCTGTGGGATGTGACCACCTATGTGGACGGCGTGGCCGCTGACACCCAGACCGTTGAGGATGCTGAGGCTCTGGTAAGCAACGATTGGGTGGACTTCAAGACGGAGGCCACCCTGTCCGCATCTGCCGGGATGCCTCTGACCAACGGGGCGGATGCCACCACCATCAACGGCGAGGCCCACCAAGCCTTTTTGGACAAGATTGAGCCCTATGCCTACAACGCTCTGTGTTGCCCGGCATCGGACGCCACCACCGTCCGGCTCTATCAGCAGTTTTGCAGCCGGGTCCGGGATGAGGTGGGCAGTAAATTCCAGCTTGTGGCCTGGCAGCCCAGCACGGCGGACTATGAGGGCATCATTGGCGTGTGGAACACCGTGACCCACCCCACCATTGCCAGCGTGCCCACCCATTCCCTGGTGTATTGGGTGGCCGGTGCTGAGGCGGGCTGTGCGGTCAACAAGTCCCTCACCAATTTCAAGTATGATGGTGAGCTGACCATCAACACCGACTACACCCAGGCGGAGCTGGAGGCGGCCCTCAAGGCGGGCAAGTTTATCTTCCACAATGTCAATGGTGATGTGCGGGTGCTGGAGGACATCAACACCCTGCTCACCCTGTCCGACACCAAGGGGGAGATTTTCCAGAGCAACCAGACCATCCGGGTGTGTGACCAGATTGCCAATGATGTGGCGGTGCTGTTCGGCCAAAAGTACCTGGGCACCGTGCCCAATGACGCCTCTGGCCGCTCCTCCCTGTGGGGGGACATCACCAAGCTCATCCAGCAGCTTGATGACATCCGGGCCGTGGAGAACTTTGACCCGGAAATTGTGACCTGTGAGCAGGGTGACAGCAAGAAAGCCGTCCTCTGCATCGTCAACGGGCTCAATGTGGTCAACGCCATGGCCCAGCTCTACATGAGCGTGATTATCCAGTAAGGGAGGGAAAGGAAAATGTCCAAGCCGACCATGAACACCCAGGACGCTGTAAGCGCCAATTTTGCGGAGTGCTTTGTCACCATTGACGGGACCCGCTACTCCATGCTCATGGCCAAGGAGTTTGAGGGCACGGCATCCGTCAACACCGCTGAGGTTTACAAGCTGGGCGGTGTTGTGGTGGGCCACAAGGCCCAGACCGTTGCCCTGTCTTTCTCCATGACCATCTACAAATGCACGGAGATTTTTGACAAGGTGGTGGAGGACTTCATCAAGACCGGCGTGATGCCCACCTTTGACATCCAGACCTCCAACGATGACCCCGCCACCACCGTGGGCCGGAGCACCAAGATTTACAACAACTGCATCCTGGACGGTGATGTGCTGCTGTCCATGTTCAATGCAGAGGGTGATTTTGTCGAGCAGTCTATTGAGGGCTACTGTGACAGCTTTACCCGTCCCGAACAGTACACCAACCCGGCCTACATGTAAGGCCGCATAACACACAAGGAGGAAAAAATCCATGAGTAACCTGTCCGCTTTCATGCGTGCCAATGTCGAGCAGATTGAAAACCACAAGTTTGCCGCCTCCCCCCGTATCAAGGGGGAGGACGGCAAGCCCATGGAGTGGGAAATCTGCTGCATTTCCGCCGATGAGTACGCCCGCATCCGCTCCGCCTGCATCCGCCAGGTCCCCGTGCCCGGCAAGAAAGGCCAGTACACCCAGCAGCTTGACACCTACACTTTCCAGGCAAAGGTGGCGGCCCGCTGCACCGTGTTCCCGGACCTCAACAACGCCGCACTCCAGAATGATTGGGGCGTGGCCAAGCCGGAGGAGCTGATTGGCAAGCTGCTCATTGGCGGCGAGTTTGACGATTATGTCACGGAGGTTTTCCAGGTCAACGGTTTCAAGACCGATGATGACATGGTGGCTGAGGCAAAAAACTAATCCTGGACGGTGACCCGGAGGCCAACTTTGCCCATTTCTGCCTGCAAAAGTTTGGCTGGGAGCCGTCCAAGTTTTTAGACCTGCCCGTCAAGGAAAAGGCTTTTGTCATCGCCTCCATCCAAGTGAGAGGCGAGGATGATAAGAAACGGGAGGCCGAGCTGAAAAGCAAGATGAGAAAAGGCAGAGCCAAACGGAAGTAACAGGGGCCCCCG